TGGTGCGCGAGGTGTCAATGGCGTTAATAGTGTATTTAGTAGTATTATTGCTACAGGTGGTGGTAATGGTGGTGCTGCTGGTGCTGATACAGGTGGAATAGGTGGTTCTAGTGGTGGTGCTGCTTCTAATAGTGCTGGTGGTGTTAAGATAGACAACCCTGTGCAGGGTAACAATGGCGGTGCTGCTACTGCATCTGGTTTCCGTACAGGTGGTGGAGGTGGTGCTGGTGCTGTAGGTGGTGATGGTACTGCAAGTGTTGGTGGTGATGGTGGTGTTGGTTTAGCATCATCAATTGGTGGATCGTCTGTTGTTAGAGCAGGTGGCGGTGGTGGTGGAACTAACAGTAGTTCCAATGCGCCAGGCGCTGGTGGTAATGGTGGTGGTGGAGCAGGTGGCGCGCCAGGCGCTGCTGGAACAGCTAATACAGGCGGTGGTGGTGGTGGTGGTCAAAATACTGACGCGGCCAAAGCCGGCGGTGCTGGTGGATCTGGCATAGTAATTATTCGATACTTAACATAGGAAACTGGCATGGCACATTTTGCAAAGATTGGTAGTAATACCATAGTCACAGAAATCATTGTTTCAGAGCAAGACTTTATTAACTCAGGCACAGTTGGTGATTCATTCTTATGGGTTCAAACTTCATACAATGGTTCATTTAGAAAGAACTATGCTTCTGTAGGTGGCACATACGATAAATCTAAAGATGCTTTCATAGCACAAAAACCTTACCCCTCATGGACATTAGTAGAAGACACTTGTCAATGGGCTCCAGCATCGGCTATGCCGATTGATGGTAAGGGATACGAGTGGGATGAAGACACAACAGCTTGGGTAGAGATTTAAACTAATCCACACTGTATGGTGTGTAAATAAAAACTCTATTTATTATCAGAACATCTAACTCGCAGTCCTTATAAATAGAACAAGAAGGAGAGTGTGTTAGATGGCAACAATTTCAAATATTTTTATTAACCAAGGTGCTGACTTCAGCACTACTGTCACTATTTCAGATAGTGCAGGCGCGGCACTTGATCTTACAGCATATACTGCTCTTGCTCAAGTCCGTAAGACGTATGATTCGTCCACTTCTATTGCCTTTGCGGTTGCGTTTAATGCAAATCGTTTAACGGGCAAAATAACAATGTCGCTTACTGACACTCAGACTCAATCACTTGAATCGGGGCGGTATGTCTATGATCTTCTCATAACATCCGTATCTGGACTCAAGACAAGAGTTGTAGAAGGTATGGCGACAGTAAACCCAAGCGTATCTAGGAGTTAATGTAGATGTCTATAAGTGCAGTCAATACCATAAGTGCAACTATGACAACCACCTCTAATATTATGGGTTCAGTTTCACAAGGAAATGAACCTTTAGTTACTCGCGTGACAGTGCCAGGCCCGCAAGGCCCATCAGGTGCTGCTGCTGGTACATTTGCAGAATTATCTGATGTAGATGTTTCTGCTCTTGGTGATGGTGCATTGATACAATATAATGGTAACACTCAGAAGTTTGAAGTGACTCAAACAATAGAAACCAGCACTGGTTCAATCCGCCTTAATGGTGGAGTATTTTAAAACAGGGTAGTTAAAACATGGCAACAATTATTCAGAGTAAGCGTACTAATACGGCTAACATTCCGTCTACCTTAGAACAAGGTGAGTTCGCATATATTTATGACACATCAAACACAGATACGGATGCTGGTGGTAATGGTGGAAGATTATACATTGGACATCACACTACCAATTCAAACACTCCATTCAAAGTTGGTGGTGCATACTACACTGCATTAATGGATCACACACACGGAACAGTTACAGCAAGTACTGCTCTCCTTGTCGATTCAAACAAAAAACTTAACGAATTATTGGTTGATAACCTTACCCTAAATGGTAATGCAATCACCTCAACAAACACAAATGGTAACATTACAATTACCCCAGCTGGTACGGGTGACGTTGTTATTGATGGATTAAAACATCCACAAGCAGACGGAACTGCTGGACACTTTTTAAAGACTGATGGTAGTGGACAACTTGCATTCTCTGCTGTTGCAACCTCTACTCTTACTGGTACAATTGCAAACTCACAACTTGCTGGTTCTATTCCAAACTCCAAACTTGCTAACGATGGTATTACAATAGGTAGTACCGATACATCACTTGGTGATACAATCACTGCATTGGCAGGAATGACTCAAATTGCTGTTGATAATATTACTCTAAATTCAAACACCATTTCAACAACAAACTCTAACGGAGACTTGACACTTTCCCCTCAAGGAACTGGTTCGGTTACTGTTCCTTCTGACTACACAGGGCGTGCTGGGTTTGGTTCCCAATCTCTTGCACCTAAATCCTATGTTGATAGTGTTGCAAACGGACTTGACGTTAAGGGTTCTGTAAGGGTTGCTACAACTGCAAACCTTGCTTCTGCATACAATAACAGTGCTGGTACATTGACTAACTCAGGCTCACAAGCTAATATTGCAATTGATGGTGTAACCCTTCAAGCATCAAACAGAGTCCTAGTTAAAAATCAGTCAACTGCTGCACAGAATGGTTTCTATCAAGTAACCAATACTGGTTCTGGTTCAGCTAACTGGGTACTAACAAGAACTCCAGATGCAGATGCTGCTTCAGAACTTACTTCGGGTGCATTTACCTTTGCCGAGGAAGGTACTGTAAACGGAGACAATGGTTATGTTCTAAGTACAAATGGTGCAATCACACTAGGTACAACAGGGGTTGTGTTTGAACAATTCTCTGGTGCTGGACAAATCACTGCTGGTAACGGATTAACCAAAAGTGGTAACACAATAAATGTTGTCGGAACAAGTGGAACGATTACAGTAAGTGCAGACGCTCTTACAATCGCCTCTGACTATGTTGGACAAACTTCGATTACAACTTTAGGAACAATTGCAACAGGTGTTTGGGCTGGTACGGATGTTGCCGTGGCACATGGTGGTACTGGATTAAGTGCTGCTGCTAAAGGTTCTGTATTGGTTGCAAATAGTGCTAATACACTTTCTGCATTAGATGGTGGAGGTTCTAATGATGGAGTTCTTTTCTATACATCATCATCTGATACTATCTCTTGGGCAACAGCAATTGATGGTGGAAGTTACTCATAAATAGTAGTTATTAAGGATATAAGATAAGTTATGGCTACTGTAATTAAACCAAAAAGATCAGAGAGTGCTGGTTCTGCTCCCTCTGCAAGTGACTTAGAGGCAGGGGAGATTGCAATCAACTCTGCTGACTTAAAGATATACACTAAACAAGCAGATGGAACTGTCGTTGAAGTTGCCAATAAGGGCGCAGAAGAAGGTTTCGCAATAGCATTAGCAGTCGCATTAGGATAAAATAATATGGCATCTCCAAATACAAGAACAACATTTAAAGAATACTGTCTAAGATCATTAGGTAAACCTGTGATTGAAATAAATGTTGATCCAGATCAAGTAGAAGACAGAATTGACCAAGCACTACAGTACTTCGCACAATATCATTATGATGGTATTGAAAGAGTATATCTGAAATATCAGATTACTGCGGCAGATATTACTAGGGCTAGATCAGACAATTCCTTATCATCTGTAACAGATGTTGATGGTACTACTTCAGCAGTCTGGAAAGAACAGAAGAACTATATCCCTGTTCCAACCACAGTAATGTCTGTGGTAAAAGTATTTCCCTTTACAGATAAGGGTGCTATGAGTATGTTTGACGTTAAGTATCAGATGAGACTGAATGACTTACAAGACTTCAGTTCTACTTCAATGATAAACTATGAAATGACAATGCAGCATCTTGATTTCCTAGATCATATACTCACAGGTGATACTGCAATTCGACACAACCAACATCAGAATAGATTGTACATTGATATGGATTGGCAAGTTGATATTACTGCTGACCACTACATTGTCATTGAATGTTATCGTAAATTAGACCCAGCAACATTTGTTGATGTGTGGGATGATATATTTTTGAAGAGATATGCAACACAGTTGATTAAACAACAGTGGGGTGCAAACCTTTCTAAGTTTCAAGGTATCCAAATGTTGGGTGGAGTTGCACTAAATGGTGAACAGATATACACTCAAGCACAAGAAGAGATCAATAAACTAGAAGAACAAATACAACTTGCGTATGAGTTGCCACCAATGCATATGATAGGGTAACGTAATGCCAACTAATGTTTATTTTGATACAGGAACAAGACCAGAACA